TGCCGACGCTCGTCATGCCGCGCTGTGACATCGGCTTCTTCTCGCGGATCTCAAGTGCGCGCCGTGCGTTGTCCGCCATCGCGTCGGTCGGAATATAGGAGCCGTCGGCGAAGTTGATCGTGACGAGGTTTGAGTCGTTCTGGATCTGCTCGACCGGCTCGATTGCGGCCGGTGCCGCTGCAACGCTGGCCGCCTGCGCTTCTGCTGCGCTTGCACCGACGGCGTCGCCCGCTGCGGCTGCGGCCGCTGGCGTGCTCGGGAGTGAGGTCGTCGTGAGGCGAATCGCCGTCTCCGGCACGCCGTATTTCACCGCCAATTCCTTCACAAATCCGGCTTCAATTGCGATCTGTTCGAGCCGCGAGAAAGCGTCGGTGCCTTCCTCGGCCGCGATCTCTTGCAGCGACTTCGCGCCCTGCCGATTCTCGTTCATGTTCGCCGCTGACTCGCGGCCCACGTCGATTGATAGCTTGGCCGGGAACCGCCACTCGCCCTTGGTTGCCCGGCGCAGAGCTTGAACCATCGTCTCGCCCGCGAGCAGCGGAGGCGGTGCGATCTCGCCGCGTGCGATGGCGTCGAGAATCACGGCGTCCTTGATCGGGTCGAGAACCTTGTCGACCAAAACGCCCTGCTGCCGGGTGAACACGCGGTCAGCTGCTGCAAACTCCGCCCGAACGCTCGGTCCGCGAAAGTCGCTTGTGCCGAACAACACTCCCTCAGGAATACCCACCGAGAGACTTATCTCGTGCATTAAGTGCTGCACGAATCCGGTGAACGCCTGAGACGGCCTCGACGGCATGACCTCGACGCGGTCGCTGTTCTGGAAATATCGAATCATGCCGACCTCGGTCAGCTCGTTTTTCTGTGTCTGTCCGCTCGGCAAACCCATCGTCGGATTCGGCTGGAAAAGGTTGCGCGGGTTGGCGGTCCCGCGGTCGTTGAAGATCAGCGCCGCCTGCTGCGACGAGAAACGCACGCCGGCCTTTTCGGCCTGCAAGATTTCGTGCAGCATCCGCGCCGTCTGAATCCCGCTCGCCAGATCCGACACGCCTCGGTATTGGTCGCTGCGATTTGGATCGAAATAATGGCAGAACTGATTCGCTGGGATGTCCTCGGCGCCGAAGTAAACGCCGTCACGCGTGAGTCGGAAAATGCGATACGCCACCGGCTGGCCGAAGTCGTTCGTAATGATGCCTTGGTAGTAATTATTTGAGGCGACGGCCGTCTCGTTCGGATTGCCGATGCGCGTTGCCGGCACGAGTTGGAGTTTGAGTCCCTCGCCGCTGCGCCGGATGACGAAACCGCAGTCGCCGTCAATCGGTCGTTCCTCGGCCGCGAGCTGCACAAGCTTCTTGAAGCTGTGCCGGTTTGTGACGTCGCAGTTTTTGCACCACGCGTGGAAATAGTCCGAGACGATCTGGTTGTAGTCCCGATCGCCGGTCGTCGGTGAGTATTCGTGCGGCGTCAGGTAGAGTCCGAATTTGCGCGAGATTTCCCGAGCCTCGGGAAAATTGTCAACCAAGTCCCGCGCCTCATACATCATGACCACGCGGTCCCGCTGATTCTGCGAACTCTCGGCCGGCTGCGTGTATTGCTTGGGAGAATACATCCGGTTTGTCCGCGCCGCGTTATACTCGAAAAGCGACTTCTGCACGCGAGCTTCGAGACGCTTGAGCGCCCATGTCGGCGCGATGTTTTCAAGCGCCCGGTCAATCCAAGGTTTTTGCGCGACCAGTTTTGACGCGTCGAAAAAGTCGGTGCTCATGTGTGATTAGTTGCCGGTGAAGCTGACGAAGGTCGTATCCGTTGACGTTCCGGCCGCGTCGGTCAATGCGTCCTGTAAGTTGCCGAGCATGTTGTTGAGCGCGTTCAAGTCCGCCCGGCTCACGCTCTTGCCGTTCAACGAATAGCTCTGGTTGAGCAGCACCGCCTGTATTGCGTCAATCGTCTTGGTCTTGAGCGCCGTCAGCGTCGCGGTGTCCAGTCCGAGAAATGGGTTGTCGAGCATACCACTGCTCGAAACGTCAAACCGGCCCTTCTTTAGTTTCCCCCTTTATTGCTGGGTGATAAAAGGGGAAGTAATTCTCAAACGCTTATCCCTAGGGAAACTCTGGAGTTTGTGGGTCATTGCCGCCTTTTCCCCACAAACTCAGTCCTTCGGCGGCGCGTAGCGAATCACGTTCGCAATCGTCGCCATGCAAAGCAGCATCGCCGAGGTATCCAGACCGTGATTCGGCGCGTTGCTCTTCACCTCACGCCATTCCCAAACGCCGGTGCGGATCTCGACCTTGGACTCGCCCTTGAGATGCTCCAGATACAGCGGATTGACGTCGGCCGGCAGGAGCCATTTCAAATCGCCCTTGGCTTCCAGCGCGTTCGCGAGCAGGTCCTTGAAATAGTCGCCGCTCCAGTCGTAGTAGAACACGTCGCCGCCCCGGTAGTCGCTCACTCGCGGTTCGCTGAACGGGAAGTTAATGAGCTTGTCGGTCGCCTCGTCCCTCATCGTCCACGTCTTTCGAGCGTATCCGCGCATCCCGCGCCAGCCGAAGTCCGCGCAATCCCGATCAACGTCGGCGGGTCGGTAGCCGCGATCTTGGGCAACGCATGAATCCTGCACCTTGTAACGGTGCTGCAACTGCCGCAGTTGGTCCCGCGTCTCGACGCGCCCGAAATAGAGCTGCCGGTAGGTCGGTCCGGTCGCCGAGCTGAAAGCGCCGATCTCGACCCACCAATGGTCCTGCTGCCGGTCCACGGCCATGAAGCGAATCACCTCGCCGTCGATTGCCTCGCCGTTGCTGAACTGGGCGACGGTGTAGTCGCTCGCCTGCACGAAGAGGTTGACGACTTTCTTCTCGACAATCCACGGCCGCGCCTCGCGCTTGGTCTTAAACTCGATCTTCATTTTGTCGTCACCTTGGCGCACGTGGTGGTTGTCGGCCTCGCAGAATTCTTCGACGAGTAGCCGCATCGGCCGGCTGACGAGCGACTCGACACGGAAGCTCTGAATCTCGGCCGGCGCCGCCGGGTTCAGCGGAACGAACCGCCCGGCCCGCTTCCAGCCGCTTCGCGTCGTGTCGGTGTCCGGCGACTCGTGGCCGCAATGTGGACAACGGAAACGGCACGACTCGACGGCTCGCGCCACGTCCCACGTCTCGTCATCGCGCCTCGCCGCGGCATCCCAGACCACGCCGCCCCTCAGTCCGGTTTCTTCGTTCTTGTCCAACGCGAACGCGATGGGGTGAACTTTGTGGCACGCCGCACACTCGGTGCTCCACTCCTGCTGGGTGCCCTGGCGGAAGCTCGTGTCCTCGACGTTGCCGGTTTCGAGGTCCATGATCGGCGCTTGGCTCGTGTTGTAAATCTTCGACCTGCCCACTTCCTCGAAGCGCGAGACGCGGGCGACGGCGTGGCCGTAAACCTCCTGCCACTTCGGCAGCCAAATCTCGTCGTTGATCTTGTAGCGGATGGACTGCGATTGCTGGCTCGAAAGGTTGGCCGGGTTGAGCAGAAAGAAGAAGCCGCCGAAGTAAATTTCCGTGGTCGTCCGGTGCGGCCCGACTCGCGGAAGCATCGCCGCCACCGGCTTGCAGCTCTCGAAAATCGGGTTGAGCCGAGACTTCGCGTGCCGGTCGATCATCTCGTCGGTCTGCATCGTCCAAGAAATCGGCCCAGCGTCGTTGCAAATCAGCCACGGCACCCAGATGTCAGCGACGAGGGTGCCGCCGATCTGCACCGCTTTCCGAAAGTGCACGCGGCGGACCAGCGGATTTTGGAGCGCATCGAAGATCGGAATGAGCCACGGCGAAATCTTGACGTTGAACGGCCCCGGCGTCGCGTAGGATTCCGGTAACACGATGTGCCGGCGCGCCCACTCGTAGATCGGCGAGCGGTCGGGCTGCGGCAGGCGCAGTTTGGTGAGGAGAGCGTCGGAGGCGGTCACGTGTGAATAATCTTCGGACAATCCCTCCGAGCCTCGCAGAGGCGGAGCACGTCGTCCTCGCTGATTTGGTGATTCTGCAAGCCGTATCCTCCGGCGAGGTTCTCCGCGCTTTGCCGGTCGCGACGGTCTCGCGTCCGCCGAATGATCGCAAACGACGGGTCCGCGTTTTGCCAATGCGTGCCGGCGAACCAAAAGGAATGATCAAACGTCCCGCCGCTCTGCCGATGATTGCCGAGGTCAAGTCGAATACCGTGACCGGATCGAATCACGATCGGCTTCTGGTAGCCGCGATTTTCGAGCGAGCGGTAGTCTGGATCGCCGTGCGTGCGCTGCGGCACCGGCTGACGATCAAGATCAAGGTCGGTCTCGGAGTGATGGCGAAAGACGTTTCGCATCCGAGCTTCGACCGCCGTGACGTGACTCGGAACGCTCGCAAGGTAGTCGTGTGGCAGTAGGTTATTTGACGGCCAGATAAATTCGTCGGCGTCCACGACGATCTTCCAGTCGAACGACGTTGGTTCGGCGAGCAAAGCGTTGACCTTGTCGGCCTTGATGCGGTCGTCCATGCCCGCTGGAAATTCGAAGTCTAGCACGCGGACGTTGTCCGCCGCTTCGAGCACTTCCCGCGTGCGGTCCGTTGACCGCGAGACGACGGCGAGGATCTCGTCGGCCCATCCGTAATGCTGCACGAATAGGCGCGAGAGAGTTTCCTCGTTGTAGAAAAAGCAGATGACTTGGACGCGGATCATGGGTCACTCTCTCGACCGGTCCAGCGCCTCGGCCTCGAAGGTCGCGATGTTTGCGTTCACGACCTCGCGGATTTCTGACAAGATCGCGGCGCCTTCCACGTTCAGCTCCGCGGCGTTCATCCCGACGCCGCGAGGTCCGAGTTCGATCGTGAGCTTGAGCCGGAGCAGTAGGTCCAGCTTTTGACCGAGCGTGACCAGCATCGCCTCGACCACCTCCCGGTCAATCACGTCGCCGGCCTCGCGCTCGTTCTTCGACCGGGCAAGACGGATCTGCTCGCGCATCAGCTCGGCTTTAAGGTCGGCGAGGTTCTTGGTCGCCGTGTCCTTGCCGATCAGGTGCTCGGCGCAAAACGCTTGCCACGCCGTCAGGTTCTCGCGCTTGCCGTCCTCGTGTTTCTTCGGCGCGTCTGGGAAGCGGTTGCGAACGTCGTAAATGCCCTGCCGAGACATCCCCAGCTCCTTCGCCAGCGCGCTCAAGTCTTTGACCCATCCGCCGGTCTGCTCAGATTGGAACTCGTTCAGCGCCTTGCGCTCCGAGGTCGTCAGCGTTTTGCCGGCCTTGAGCTTTACCGCGATGTTTTGAACGTTGCGGCGGGCGAGGATTTCGCTCGGTGATTTTTCAGATTCGCTCATGCCAGCGTGTTGTCAGGATATGCTCCCTCGATCAACCAACCGGCAAACTCGCCGAAGCGGAAAACCTCGATTGCTGCTAGCGGAATCTCACATGGCGCAAGAGGTCTCTGCGCTCCCGCAAGCGAAAGCTCCTTTGCGATCACGTCGGCCGGAGACGCTCCGGCGCTTATCTTACCGGCGAGAGTTAGTCGCTGCATAATCGTTGATGAATAGCCGCCAACCGATTGGCATTTGTCGAAGATCAAAATAGCGCCTCCAGAGTTAACGACGCGCCTCAGACGGCGAATAAGTTCAGCGCGCTTCCAAGGCGGCAGAAACATCAACACCAAAAAGCAGACGCATAGGTCAAAGCCCTTGTAGTTAAATTCGGTCGCGTCTGCGTGAACGACTGTTCCCGGTCCGATGTATTTCTCGCACATTTCTTTCGATGACTCGATTGCAGTGAGCGTTGCGTTGCGAGAAACGAGGACGTCAGAAATTGCACGGCCTATGTTTCCTGTTGATGCGCCGATGTCATAGACGTTTCCGCCTTGCGTGATGTAATGCCGAGCGACGTGGCTGACGATAGCCGTTGTTAGATCATACCACGGCAGCTGCTCGCGGACGTGAGCGTCGAAAGAGTCCGCAATCTCAACACTTTTAAAAGTCCAATCCCTTGGAATTTGCATGGTCATATTTTTCGCAGGATTTGATCCCTAACCGTCGCGGCGACGTGACTCATCATTACCGGAGGAACCGCGCGCCCTAGCCGCTCCCATTGCTGGGCATTGGTGCCGAGCAAAATAAAGTCATCAGGGAAAGCGCAGATGCGTTTAAGTTCGGCGATGATAAACCTTCGCTTTTCTGTTGCTGTTCTAATTTCACCCGACCCGCCGTGTGCTCCTGAAGCCAATATTGTTGGACATGGACCTGAACTGATTTTCCCCCATTTAGGCTTAAATGCATCATTGCCTATAATCATTTCTGGTTCGGATTCTGCTTCGACGTAAGTCCCACCGCTTAAATATGCCGTCGGTGAAATTGTTGCGCCGCTGCCGACAATAGTTGGGCATGGTGTGTCGCTCGGCTTCCAGTTATTCGGAGCACCACCATGTTTTACAGATTTTATCCAAGGCAGTGCATCGCGGACGGTGTAGCGATAAGATAAAGGCGATGGGTGGATCGGCTCGCGATTCAAGTCCTCGCGCACGCCGACAAAGATCGTCCGCTGTCTTTGCTGTGGGACACCGAGCCATTGCGCGTCGAGCACTCGGCACGTTACGCGGTAGCCGCTCGCTTTCATCGCCGCTAAGATTTCGAGGAAATAGCCTTTTGCGGTTCCCTTGACAAGCCCGCTGACGTTCTCCGCGACAAAGACCTTTGGCTGAATGCCGCGCACAAGCCGAATGAACTCGTAAAACAAATCATCTGTGCGCTGCGCGCCGTCGCTGTATTTTTTCACCTTCCCCCAGCCTGCTTCCCGAGAGCCTGCGGTTGAGAACGACGCGCACGGAGGCGAGCCGTCGAACAGATCAAGCTCGCCGGGTTTCATGCCGATAGCAGAAAGAATGTCCTCCGGCTTAACCTGCCGGATGTCCCGCGTGTCGAGAATCGTCTTTGGGTGATTTGCTCGGTAGGTTTGCTGCGCGGCAGGAATAAACTCGGAAGCCCACAAAACGCGAAAGCCCGCCATCTTGTAGCCGAGCGAAGATCCACCGCAGCCGGAAAAGGTCGAGATAGCGTTGAAGCCATTCCAGGGGAGGTCCGCGATTTCAGACATCAGCGGAACTCGATACGCTGGTTTGCTCACTGTCCGCCGCTCCACTTGTAGCCGCATTTAGGGCAGTTGTGTTCGGTCTCGATGTTTTCATCGACCTCGGCAAACTCTTGCGGCGCTTCTTTTTCGGCTTCGATTTTCACATCCTCTGGCGAGTAACCGACATCGACCAAGTCAACGCCTTCGTCCTGCAAAGACTTGAGCACCGCGTTGAGCTTGTCCTCTTCCCACTCCGCCAGCTCCGCCGTGCGGTTGTCCGCGATGGCGAACATGATTGCCTCCACTCCTTCTAGCTCGGTGCGCACGATCTGGATTTCTGTCCAGCCTAGTTCCTGCGCCGCGGTGAGCGTTCCGTTGCCGGCGAGGACGATCCCTTTCGCGTCCACGACGATTGGTTTTTGCTGCCCGAACTTGCGCAGGCTGGCCTTGATCGCGTCGAGGTTTCGGCGCGAATGTTTGCGGACGTTGCTTGGGTCGAGCGAAAGCTCGGTGATTTTGGTTGTGGTTAGTTTCATGTGTCAATGTGGCTCAAAAAACGAAATGGGTTTTTACCTTCTAGGTCTTT